ACATGGATAAGTGGACTGCGTTACTGCATCCGGGCTCGATCCGGTCTGGTGAATGCGCGCTCGGTGTCGATATCGCACCTGATCGCTCGGTGGTCGCCATTGGGATCTACGGCTACGGGCTCATTCCGGGTGAAGCACACCATGATGGCGCCACGCCGCTAGGTCATCTTCAACTGGTTACCTACCAACGTGGCACCGGCCGCCTCGTGGCGCGCATCGCCGAACTGGCTGCCGCACTCGCACCGGTCGCTATTGGACTGAGCCGAGGAACGTATGCGTCACTGGAGTCCGAATTAACGCACGCTGGATTCCATGTGTCCGAAGACATGGAGCACCCGAAGCGGCGAGACCTGTTCGTACTTAACGGTGTTGATATGGCCGCTGCGTGTGGTCACATGATTGACGCGGTACGGGATGGCACCATGCGCGTCAAACCCGATGTGACATCACCAGAAGTGCTCGACGCTGCCGTAGCGAGTGCACAGGTACGTAGTAATTCGGATTCCGTCGCGTGGTCACGCAATGGCGATGGCGATATCACTCCTCTAGTCGCTGTGACGTGCGCTCGATTCGCGTTCGTGTCGCGAGTTGGTTCTCTGACAAGCGAAGCGACACCGTTTTTTGGCGCATGGCGCTAGACAGGAGAAGCCACCACATGTCAGCCATGCGACTGTGTGCGACCGGTTTCGCGTGGCTGATTTGGGCTATCGGCTGGCTTAGTGCGCAACTATATGTCGCTGCATTAGTCGTTGTTCTGTGGATTGGCACAACCGCCCGTATCGGCTGGCAGGATGGGCGGGCACATGGGAATTCTTGACAGGATTTCCGCTAGCCTACAGCGGACTGACAAGCGTTCGAGTATCGACACGTGGATTACCGACTATCTGTTACCCGCGAATCAGTTCGTGTATAACGGCTATACGTACGGGTTCGGCCAGCCTCAAATGATTGGCAACCCTGGTCAACTTATCCAGACGTACGGTAGTGGGCAACGAGCGAAAGAGATATCGGCAACCCTGCCGGCTTATTCAGCCATACTGAAGCAAAGCCCCCCGGCATTCGCGGCCGAGTTGGTGCGGGCACTCGTGTTGTCTCAGGCGAGATTCACGTTTCGCAACCGCCGGTCAACCAAGACGCCACGCAGAACGTTCGGCACAAGCGAGTTAGCAATACTCGAAACACCATGGCCGCGCGGAACAACGGGCGAACTGATCGCCCGCATGGAGTGGCACGCAGGGTTAGCCGGCAACGCTTATGTTGTGCGCCAAGGCGACCGGTTGCGGGTGCTACGGCCTGACTGGGTGGCCATCCTGTATGGATCGGACTTAGAACCGGACGATCCCGCACTGGCATTGGATAGCGAGATCATCGGATATCTGTACTGCAATGGCGGGTTCGCCAAGGGTGGCACCATTCGGTCGATCACACCATCGGACATTGCACATTGGACACCTGTCCCCGATCCGGAAGCGGCCGGTATCGGCATGTCATGGGTGACGCCTGCTATTCGTGAGTTGCAAGCCGACCAGGCTGCTACCGAACACAAATTGAAATACTTCTTGAACGGTGCGACGCCCAACTTAGTCATCAAAGGGTTGCCGGCCGTCGATAAGGTGCAGTTCGACCAGTTGGTCGACATGATCGAGGAACGTCACACTGGCCTGGCGAACGCTTACCGGACACTGTATTTGACCGCAGGTGCCGATGCGACCATCGTCGGGTCCAATTTGGAGCAGATCACATTTTCTGATGTCCAGGGTGCGGGCGAAACGCGCATCACTGCCCTGTCGCGAGTACCGGCGATCATGATCGGCTTATCTGAGGGACTCAAGGGCGCGGCACTGAATGCGGGCAATTTCGGTCAGGTCCGCCGGATGTTCGCCGACACGTGGATCTATCCGACACTGCAAGACCTTACCGGTTCTCTAGCGCCATTGGTGAATGTTCCTAGCGACGCTGAACTGTGGTTTGACGTATTGGATATGCCGGTGCTCCGTGAGGACGCTGTGGATGCGGCAAGTATTACCGCGCAACACGCGCAGACCATCGGCGGGCTCGTTCGCGACGGTTTCACGCCCGAATCAGCCAAGGCCGCAACCATCGCAGGCGATATGACTTTGCTCGTGCCGATCGAGGGTTGGCTATCTGTCCAGCTCCAGCCGGGTGGACCAGGCGCACCCGCATTACCGGCACCCGCACCGGCACCCGTGCCAATGCCTCCATCAGGGTCTAAGAATAACCGGAAGTGATGATGACAGATGGCTGTACGCGACACGGTTTCGGATAAGCCATGGAGCAACTTCACGGCTGCCGACTACACGCCTGCACAGTGGACAATTGCCTGTCTGGTGGATACCAAACAAGGTGCGAGCGATTCTAAGGATCGATACAAGATCCCGGTTCGCGAACCTGACGGCACCCTGAATCGAAATGGTTGCCACGCTGCGGCTGCTGGTCATGGAATTAGTGCGCTACTCAATGTGTCTATCGACACCAAGAAGGCAGCAGCGCGCAAGCTGGTCAGCCTCTACCGGGGCCAACTGAAAGAGGACCCTCCCGCTAGCTTGCTGGCATTGGCCGGCATGAGCATGAATTCAGCGGAAGGATTTCAGGAGTTCTACCGTGACATCCCATTCAACATGGCACAGTCGGACGGCCTGAACTTCTCTGGCTATGCCGCAGTGTTCGATACGCCAACCCGCATCGACTCGTGGGAAGGCGAATTTGACGAACAGATCGCACAAGGCGCATTCGCACGAACTTTACGCGAAAAGACGCCCGTATTGATGTTCGAACACGGCCGTCATCCGCTTGTGGGATCAATGCCACTGGGTGTCATCAATAACGCATACGAGGATTCACAAGGTTTGTTTGTTGAGGCTCGGCTTACCGACAATTGGCTTATCCAGCCTGTTCGAGATGCGGTTGAAGCCGGTGCGATTTCCGGAATGTCATTTCGGTTCTCCGTTCCGGAAGGTGGCGACAAGTGGGAGCAAGACAATCGCGACGTTCCCCTTAGGACGTTGACCGATCTCGACGTGCGCGAGTTAGGGCCGGTCGTTTTTCCGGCATACGAACCGACAACTGCACAAGTACGTTCAATGCTAGACCAGATCACCAGAGTTTCTGCCGGGCGATCAGGTGCGCGGAGCACCGGTGGCGGCGCGTCAGTCCGAATCACCAACGAAATGCGCGTCCGTGACCGCATGCTACGCCTGAAAGGCATTCTCTGAAATGGGACCAGAAGGCAAGTTCTTGCCGCAGACGATTGACGATCTGCGTGGCAAGACACCCGAAGAGTTGCGTCAAATCTTGGAAGTCATTGACGCACACCTGAAAGACCTCCATCAGAACGACGTAGGCGAACTCCGCGACATGACCGATGCGGAACAAGCCGCGTTCGATATCGGGCTGGAGCTGCGCGAATACGCCATTGCGAAGATCGAGGAACACCAGCGTATCGCCGAAGTGTTCCGACGTCGCCCAAAGGCTGTCGAGCAGGTATACGCCAATATTCGACACGGGTTGGACGAGGTCGCAGACGTCCGGCGGCTGTCCGTTGCGGAAGCACGCGAAAAGGCGTTGCGCATCCTGGAAAGCAAGGATAAGTCGCAGCCGCTACAGCCTGATCAGATGGACCAGGTTGAGCGCTACATCCGCAAGAACACCGATATTGCACGTCGCATCATCGTTACTGAGAATGAGACGTACCGCGACGCGTGGATGAAATTGGTTACCAATCCCAATGCAGGTTATGTGCTGTCCGATGAGGAACGGGCGGCTATGCGCGCATGGGAAGAATACCGCGCGATGTCCGAAGGTACCGGTAACGCTGGTGGATATGGGATTCCGGTATTCATCGACCCGTCCATCATTTTGACAGCGCAGGGTTCGGGAAATCCGTTCCTTGAGTTGGCGCGCCAGGTGACCATCAACACGAATGCCTGGAAAGGCGTTTCGTCCGCTGGTGTTTCGTGGTCGTTCGATGCTGAAGGTTCGGCCGTATCGGATGACTCGCCGACATTCGCGCAGCCGGTGGTCAATGTTAATATGGCGCGGGGCTTCTTGCCGTAC